CCGAAGCATGGCCCTGGTGCTACGGCTGATTCCCTTGTGGGAAATCAGAAGTATCACCAGCTTGAATGGCCTATGCGCCTTGAAGAATATTTCCCTTATGGGGAAATGGTTCTTCCCAATTGGTCCTTTTGGGAGCAATTGGAACAGGTTCACTTCGTCGAACCCGACATGGAGAGACCCGTTAAGGTTATCTCTGTGCCTAAAACGATGAAAACTCCACGAATTATCGCGGTAGAGCCAACTGCTATGCAATATGCACAGCAAGCGGTTCTCCGTGTGTTTCGTGAAGCTATCAAGCATACTTTGCTTGATGACTTCATCGGCCTAGACGACCAAACGCCAAACCAGCGTATGGCACGTCAGGGTTCACTTACGGGTGACCTCGCAACACTCGATCTGAGTGAAGCGTCCGATAGAGTTTCATCTGAGTGCGTTCACTCTCTACTTGCAGACCACCGTCATCTTCACGACGCTGTGTTTGCATGTAGGAGTACCCGTGCTCAGCTGCCTAGCGGAGAGGTTTTAACTCTCGCTAAGTTTGCGTCTATGGGTTCAGCCCTGTGCTTTCCAATGGAGGCGGCTGTGTTTCTAACAGCCATCTTCGTTGCGATTGAACAGGACTTAGGACGCCCGTTAACCCAACGTGACATTCAAAATTACGTTGGGAGGGTGCGTGTCTTTGGTGACGATATCATTGTCCCCAAAGACCATGTGCGTTCCGTGATTACTTGCCTTGAGTACTTCGGTCTCAAGGTGAATACACGCAAGTCTTTTTGGAACGGTTCGTTCCGAGAGTCTTGCGGGAGGGAGTACTATGACGGATCGGACGTTTCGATTGTCCGTGTCCGTCGTACCCTTCCCTCATCACGGAAGAGCGTTCAGGAGATCATTTCGACTGTATCACTCAGGAACCAGCTCTTTCTCGCTGGTTTTGAGTCTACGGTCGATCTTCTTGACAGTCGAATGCGTAAACTACTCACGCATTTTCCTGCTATTGAAGAGAGGTCTCCTGTGCTTGGCAGGCTCACTTATGACACTGTATTTCCTAGTGCAAAAGTGAAGAATTCCATCCCTATGGTTAAGGGATGGATGATACGGCCTGTTATCCCGAAAAACGAGATATCAGACTGGCCTGCTTTGCGTAAGTGTTTATCCTCACTTGAGGATAGAAACACAGAGGTCGTGCCAACGTCCTCTGATCACTTACGTCGCTCTGGACGCCCCCGAGTCGTCGACATCAAACTCGGGTGGGGCCCCTTAGGATCATAGGTAAATTCCTATGCTTTAACTAAGGGAATACGCGCTTCTAAGCGTGTATTGGGGAGATTACCAAGAGGTAGGGATCTTTGTCCCTACAAGTCCACTTTGTCGCAGATTTCCGCTTCTATGGAAACACGCGACAAGGGCACCTCTCGGATCACTCCGGGAGATGCGCTTGGCAGCGCATCTCCCCG